GACTTCCATTGAAAGCGGAAGGCGGCGTATTCAAGACCTTGACAAGCTGATAGAGCGCATCTATGAGGATCAAGTCCTCGGCAACATCTCAGCCGAACGCTATGCAAGAATGTCGGTCAATTACGAAAATGAGCAGAGGGAGCTTGTCAAAAGGGTCGATGAGGACGAGAAAAGGCTTGCCTGCATCGAACAGACAAGCCTTGATCTGAAAACCCTGCTGAGAGTCCTGCGAAGCAGCACGGCGTTTGAGGAACTGACGCCAACGCTTGTCAACTCGCTGATAAGAAGGATCGAGGTTCACAACAACGATAAGTCAGGCGGTCATTGCTATGTGAGGGTGGACATCTACTTCACAGCCATCGGACTGATTGACATTCCCACTGAGGACGAGATCAAAAGTCTGATGGAGAAAATACAGGCAAACCCGCAGGAATACAGGCTTACAGCCTAATAGAGAAAACGGTGCAACCCCGAAAACGGGGTTACACCGTATCCCTTTCAAAAAACATCCTTACGGGGCTTTGGCTAATGCCTCGCCCGTTTTTTGTTGTCTGAAAGAGTGATTCAATGGCTCTTGTGCGCTATTGTGCTCTTTATGAGTGCATATAGTCTTTTTACGCCGATAGCCCCGTATTTGAACATAAGATAATAAATTTTGTAAAGACCGTAGAGCAAAAAGTAAAGAATCCATCCACAAGCCAACACGGAATACCAACAAAGATAAAAACATCCAACAAATAATAATACAAAAAGGAAATACAAACAATTACTTTTTGTAAGGCGGAGCCCAACTCCGAGCCGGAAACCGCCCATAGACTTTAAGCGCTTCGAGAGGCCGACAAACATCACTCAACGCCTCCCGTTTCTCGCTTTCAGATACGGAAC